GATGATGACTACACATACTGCGTAGTTCACTACGTACTACCAACATACCTTCATAACGATCTACGCTGTCATTTGGAAATGCTGTAGCATCTGGATTAGGCTCATATCTACCTGCCATGATCTCGTTAAAGTACATTTTAGCTAGTCGTCTAGCTGTACCGTGACTGTTTGGGTCATTTTCACGATCAATTAATAACGTATCTAAAACACTTTCAAATGCTTCAGTGGCTTCGTCAATTAACAGTTCTTTATTTTCTGCTGTAATATATTCTGAAATATTATCGCCAGCCCAAAAGCGTTTGTTACTTGCTTTCAAGTTATTACGAATTGTTTCACTTACTTTATATTTTGACAATTTCTTTACTCCGATGTTTACCCAGTGGATTGGGATATGTTAATATTATATAGGTTATTTAGGTCTATGTCAAACTTATTTGATAATAATATCACGTAGGTCTGGATACTGTTTGTATTTAGGTTTTTGGTCAACAGTTGATAATAATTCTAATGCTCGTACTGCTTCTTCTATGGTTGGGCGATAATGATAACCAACACGGAATGTTAGTTGTTGTTCCCAGGGACTAACAGTTAGATCACGGCCATCATAGCATTGATGTTTGAGTACATCATATACTTCTACATCATCAGTTAATACTGCACCACCTCGACCGATTGATAGTGGTTTGTCATGGCCAAAACTTAAACATTGTAGCATACCTGAGCGGTACATGTTTTGTTTTAACAGACGGGCACTGTCCCAGATTCGAGTACCTTGAAATTGGTATTCACCTACCCATTGTTTGGATATGTCCAAATAAGAATATTCTATACCTAGCTTGTGCATGGTCATTGGAACACTAAGATATGTATATGGAGTAAATTGTGTTGATTTAACTTGATCAAATCGTAGGCATAATTCAATGGCATGTGTGCAACAGTCAGTCATAACTGCATATGGCGCACCAGTAAACTTGGCTAGTGCAGATTCAAACTCTGAGATCTTTTCAAATCCCATTATTTAATATTTTCTAATAGATTGGTTGCGCTAAAGAAGTTAGCTGTTAGCTTGTGAGTTTGTGTTTTTAATGCGGGCAAGAATGAATTATAGTTTTTCATGTAGTTGTCAATCTTTGCGATGATTTCTGTTCTATGTTGTTTGTATGCATCAAATGATTCTGTCCACTCACTTGGGTATTTGAACTCATCCATGGCCATTTCGCTATAACTTAAACGATCCGGCACCATTGGAATAGCATCCACAACAGCACCTTCGTACCAACTAATACCAAGTGTTTCCTGTAGGTTAGCACTAAACACAAGTTTAGCTTCACCTAACAAATTATGATATTCATTCTTTGTAAGATGTTGATCTTGACAAACAACAAATTCGTATTGTGGTAAGTGTTCTTTTAAGTCACGGAATATTTCTACTTGTTTCTCTGGAGCAATACGATGTGGAAATAAGATTAAATCGCGCTTGTCCATATTCTTATATAACGTTAACGCACTGTCCATATATTCCATAGGCCAACCTGTACGTACGATTTTACTATCTTGATGTAATTCTTCAAACCATTCTTCTGCCCATGCGTGTTCTAACATCAGTCCGTTTTGTAGTAGAGTTTCATAAAACATTTTAATGTGAAAGTCTGTGGCAAAATAGTTGTGATCTACAGCATGAAAGAAACTCTTTTCGGCATTTCTAACCCACGGTGTATCACCAATTAATCTACCTAAGAAGTCTTGAGGATCATAACTACCAGCATGCCATAGGGCATGGATAGTTACTTTGATACCTAACAACTCGCTCATGTACTTTAGATTAATAATTCCAGGATGCCATGCATCAGTAAAAAGAAAGTGATCACCAGAGTTAACTCTACCATCGCAAAACAATCTCCCCATCTGTTCGACTTGGCGGGCTTTGTATATGTTAGTACCGCCGAAATTAAGAAAAGCACCAGGGGTAGTAGCACTTGGTATATCAGTGGGTCCTTCAATGATATGAACATCATGTCCTTCCTTTCGTAAGAGAGCAGGTACATGAGTCTTCCATTGACCCGTGTACCTAGTTTCAACTGCTTCTAGATCAACTAGAAATACAGTCATTATCGACCTCGATTTTGTTTATTGTAGACAATGCCATTACGAGCCTGCCATTGTTGGCGTTTCTTTCGACGCTCTTGCCATTCTTTGTATTCTACTGAACGATAAAGATCAGCCTCATCATACTTGATCATACGGAAACGACAGTAGTTAAGCCATGCGTCTAAGTCATTGAAAATTTGTCTTACTTCGGCCTTCATTGGATAAGTCCTATTAGGCTTGTTTTGAGTTGCCACGATTAAATCTCCTATACAGTGACAGTTTGGTAAGGACGAGTACAGTTGTACTCAACATAACTCCCATTTTCGCCATCTTCACTTACTTCTATGTGAACATCACGATTGGGATACTTTTCAGCAATCTTTAAGTAAAGATCATCTGAGATCATTTCACAACTTTTGAAATCTAATTTCAAAATGTTACCACGGTATAAGGATTCAAGCCATCGTTTGAATTGGATGAACTCAAGTTCCCTGTCGTCGTGGAAGACATCAATACACACCCTGAAATGAAAGATGTGACGATGAGGATTAGCAAGAAACGAAACATCATACTCATCTCCAGTATTTAGTTTAGGATCAGTTGCAGCCGCCGGAAAGCAATGAATGCCCTCCTTTTGAAAGGTGACCCATACCTTTTTCTGTGCAGCCTTGATAATTCTATCTATACGTTCACGTTCTTCTAATATCATTTTATAACAATATCCTTGCCATATTCATCCCAGTCAGTGAATGAGTTAGTTGTTGTTAAATCACGTAGGCGATGACACCAAACACCTGGGTTTGTTGCATCAAAATCTTTATCGTCTATCTTAATTGTAGCATTATATCCTAGCTGTGTCAAGTAGGGCAATTTTACCGAAATTTGTGGAATAAAACGACGTTGCTCAACTATACCACCTTCAATAACATCTTCTACCCACTGTGCATCAAAATCTAAAGTACACCAATAATTCTCAGTTAGGCATTCCATGATCATATGATCCCAAACAAACATTTCATCTGTAGATTCTGGACTATAGCTTTGATTAGCACCAAAGTAGATATGCTTGCACTTGTGTAACTCGGCTAGGCTGATAATTTCTTCTACTTTCTGTATACCCACTACAAATAGTGTACGCATACCAAAAGCAGGTGTGTGTTCAATTTCATCACCTACAAAGTAAGTTACTGCGTCTCTTTCACCAGATACATATTCACGTTTCATTTATATTCTTCCAGTTGTTTAAGAGTTTTTCCAATATCGCGTTTAATACCTAATTTTTCATGTTTGATTTTACCAAGGTGTGCATCATCTAGGTAATGACTGTACCCTTCTTTAATTTTCTTTTCTAACTCTGCGTGACGTTCTTCTAAATGTTTAAGGTGATGTTGCAATTTGTCCTTATTCACGTTATTCTCCTAGTTGGGTTTCTAAATCGTCTAAGCTAGCTTCATCTAATCCACTGTCATCTACGTGATGTTCTTCTGGTTCATCACTACCAAATAAACTATTAAACATAGTACCAGCATTGACAGCTTTGTCACCAGTGGCTCCACGTGTTCCTCTGATATCTTGGAAGTATGCGCTGTAATATTCGATCAATGCTAGTGCGTCTTCTCTATTATCTACAGCAAATATTAAGTCAACGATCTCACGGAAAGTATTTGTTCCGTAGTTTCTAGGAGTTTTCTTATCTGCGGTTTCACTGTGCATCATAGCTGGCATGATTCCACGATCGTATTCTTGATTAGCTGTTTGTACCGCTGTCAAATGACTCCAAACATTATGGCCCATCTGTATAGCATAGCTGAAACTATCCCAACTTGTCCGACCTTCTTTGTTAATCTTATTTAGGTCACCCGGCTTGTAGATACAAATATCTTTAATAGTACAACGTTGGCTCACTGGACTTTCTGTAAATGCTTTGAATAAGTTATCTTGTAATACAGCATCACGGAAACGACGTGTGTCCGTAGCATATTTCTTATCGTCTACACTTGGTACCATGCGATAAGTCCATTTACTTTTGTTTTCAATTTCTGTTTGGATATAAATCTGTCCGTTGGCACTAGCTAAGAAAGGACTAGCACAGTCAAAGCTCACAGTAAAGTTAGGATTATGATATTTGCGTACAGCACGTTGAATGTCGGTTAATAAACATGCCCACTCAAGTTTACTTGTACCCAAGAAGTGCATCCAGTCATGCAGGCCTTCTTGTAACAATCCGTCAAAGCGTAGGGACACTAAACGTTTAAGTATCAAATGAACATCACACATGTTCTGCCCACCCATAGCCCACCCATTGAATGGTTTGTCGTACTGTTTAGGATCACAGTACTTCTTCATGCGTTGATACCAATCTTCTGCTTCTGTGTGATTCTCACCTTGTAATACGTTTAAGAACTTACAAGCACCTGTGCGGTTAGCCATAAAGTAATCATTATTGATATAAGTACCTTCAACGGCTTCCATGTAAGTAGTAATGCCTGTGGCTTCACGGCCTGCTGGACTACGACATACCCAAGCTGGGATATCTAAAATCATACCATAGTCCATGTAAGCATCCATCCACTTGAGCACTAGCTCACGTTTCTTTTGTGCTTTAGGACACGTAGGATTCTTCCAATCACCTTCCCATACGCCCTTACCAATCTGGAACCCACCACTGTCGCCTAAGACAAATGATCTACTGCGATCACGATTACGTATCATATCTTCTTTGGGGCTATGCTTATTGACATCAAGTTCTGCATGACCTGCTGAGTATAACGCCCATTGATATGGAAAGTATGCCGCATCTGGATTGAGCCAGTTAAGTCCTTCAATGCCGTTTTCAAAGTCTGCCGGTATGCGTGCCGGATCTACATACGTGGGATCATGACGTTGCTTACCTACATAAGTAGCGTAGAAGCCACTCAATGCTGGTAGGAATACAGCATAGTCTAGTTGCTTGCTGGTTAAATTATCAATTTCCATAAAATTTTACTCGATTAATTAGTGCGTAGTCTTGTTCGTAGTGTGTAACTAATTTTAACTTGATTTGACTGTTGCCGTCAACCATTGCGGCAAATCTGTCTTTGAGTAATTGGTTACCTTGGTTAATGTTTGGTATATTATCCATGTTGACAATATAATCGTTTTCTTTGAACCATGCGGATAAATTTGTTCTTAAATTCTTATCAACTTGAATAAAAGTACAACGATCCAAGTCAACTCCTTCTAAGAAGTATGTTTGTAATTCTGTGTGATCATCAATAGTCACACGGTCAACTAGATCATGCAGTGTAACACTTTGATTATTTTCATCATTCATAAATTGAGCAATACCACTGATCCAACGATCAATTGGATCACGTAGAGCAACAAGGTAGTGGTCAGCAGTGACTAGACTATCGCTGTGCGTGAAATTACCACTGCTGAGCAAACACCCTTTGATAAAACTACTGGCATTTTTTGGAATATTGACAAATGTTATTGATTTGTCTGAGTCATTCCAGCATTCACCTAAGGTATGCCCTAGGTGTGCCCATTTACTTGACATTACTTGCTCTGTGCTGGTAAGATAAAGTTATAAGTTGCTAGACCACTATTAACAGTGATCTGTGCCGCACCTTCATCACTGATGCTAAATTTCTTATCACCAGCTAGGTTTAAGATACTAATAACTGCCCCTACTGGCCACGACCATGCTTTGGTTAATGTACCTGTAACACCTGCTTGGAATACAAAATTACCTGCGTGACTTGAATGATCACCAAATGATAATTCTAAGTTACCGTTGTTAGTCTTAGCAGTAAAGTTTGCTTCTTCTGCATTAGCACTGGCCATAAACTTCAATCTTTGGATATTTGCCACGCTTGGCACAAACTCTACATTCCATGTTACTGGACGCATCTTAACTGTTTTAAGTTTGTCGTTGACAATCTCTTGGCTCATAAAACGATAATCATTCTTAAAGTCGCCAGCAGCATTTTCAAAATGTAAGCCCACTGGAACTTGTTCACCATTGCGATCTTGTTTGGTTAAACTAATTTTAGCATTTTCTTTGTATTCCTGAATACCTAAGATAATACTTAGTTTACCTAAGTTTGGCATGCCAAATGTGCCAATGAATTCTGCCACTGGTCCGTTTAGTTTAGCCTGTACAATAACACTACGGTCTTCTGCTAGTGCCTCAATTGCTGTTTCTGAATCAGTGCCTACGATTTTAACTAAATCGATATTGCCCAATCCATAAGTGTTTTTAACGATGTCTAATAAGTGATCACGCATTTAATTCTCCTGTTTGATAATGTATTATATATGGTTTATTTAGGTTTTGCAAGTGGTTTGATAAAATTTATTCATTGATATCTCGTATTTCGCCCATTGATTGATGATATTTAATTGTTTTAAGTTCTCCGGGCTTACGTACTTCTGCCCAACTAATATATGACGGTCTCTCCCCGTCAATTCTTTCATCATAAAATGTAATTAACTCATAACCAATTTCTAAGAATAGTTCTGATAACCAAGATGAAAAACAACAACTGGCATTCCATGAATCAACCTTGTCCGCAGATTCTGTTAGTTCACAATTAGTGTAACTAAACATAAACACGCCACCCGGGCGTAGCATTTTGAAGACTTCTTGTACGTATTGTTTGATAATGTCATAGGTCAGATAATCAAACGTATCCCAACATAGTACAAATCCAAATTGCTCTCTTGGTAAAATTCTAAAATCTCTATCTTTAATACTGTATAGTCTTACCCTACGCTGATAGACTAATGGGTATTTGGCAATCATCTCTTTTAGATTATATATTTCCCAGGATTCAAATGAGTCAAGGGCATCTACTAATCCATCATGAACAACCTTTTCCATTCCTGGAGATAAATCCCAAAGGATTGGTGTAGAATAAGCAGTCAGATATAACGGATCACATCCAACCATTAGGTCTATATAATCTTTACTTCTTGGCATGATCAGCAAACCTGGATAATGCCAATCACAATACAGTGTGATCCTACTGACTATTTTATCTGTTAGGTCTACATTTAGTGTTAAATGTTTTTTAATTCCTTCCTCTACAAAGTTTTTTTGATAGAAGTCAGAAGTGTATTCAGTTCTGGCATACGAGTAAAGTTCTTTATTAATCTCTTTAAGAAATTCTTTTAATTTATTTTTAACAGTTTGCGCCTCGGTCTGCAGAGATTGATACGAGGTTATAGCATCACTTATATTTGACAAATACGTTGACTCAGAGTTCTCAAATGACAATATAGATAGCGATCGAATTTTATTTTCTATATCTTCATTGAGATCTAACTGATCAAGTTTCTCTACAAGTTCATTTCTAAACTTGACTAGTTCACGTAATTTTCCCATTATTCAAAACTAAACAAATTATCAAAGGTTGTGGAAATTTGTGTGTTCTCTGCAATTTGCCATTTCAACACACCTAGTAAGTTTTCTACCTTTTGATCTACGATACCAGTTTCCATACTAGCATCATCAAATGGTAGTTCTTTGAACCATGCTGGTATATGTGTTTCATCTGTGGGGTATCCAACACTACTATAGCCCAATGGATTGTCTTTAAGTTTACACACAACTGTTTTCATACCATCAACAATACTCATACTATATTGATCACCCATCATACGTTTTAGATTGTTCCAGTTCATGGCTGCACGCACATGCCCTGGCATGTTGGCTTTGCCTAGGCGTTCTTCTTCTTTACTATACTTGGTCAGGTTGTTTACACGTTTAGGTGTACCTTTTTCCCAAGCTGGACGCTCTGTGAATACTAGCTTGAACTCACGTACTTTGTCGATGATAGCATCACGCCCTGTACCAGTTAACACCTGTAATAAAATATCACTTAAGAAGTCTTGGATTACTTTTGGAGTATCGGATCTCTTTAAGTCCAGGCCCATGGCTTTTACTTTGCCCGGAGTGCCGTGACTATCTAAACGGTGCCCTTCCATGTCATAGATCAACACAGCATACCGTTTCTTCTTGATGAATAAACCTTTGAGTGCAACCAGCTCACGACCACCTTTGATCAAGTCACCTTGGCGTCTTGGAGTATGGAATGCCCGTTCACAGAATGCCGGAAAACTTTCATTGACCTGATCGGCGATGCTGTCATATAAACCCACTGCTATATCTTTGTTCCATTCCATCTTACCAGCCTCAACATCAGCCTTGACCATTGGATACGCACTAAAGTAACATGAGTCAGTGTCACCATAGATAATTGCTTCACCAGTATGATCATAAACACCGGTGATACATTCATTGATATAAGCATCCATGTGTTTAGCGATAGTACGACCAGTTAAGGTAGTTGATTGTCCAATACGTTTATCAAAGAAACGACAACCAGGATTAAGAATAGCACCATACAAGGAGTTTAAGTTAATTTTCTTAACTAGCTGACGCTTGTCCCAGAATGCTGTGTCCTCATCAGTTGTAGCTTCTTTCTTCTTAGCCTGCATTTCTTTACGTTCAGCATACCAACGTTCTAGCAAGCCAGGGATAACACCTTTGCGTTCATTATTGAATATAGTACCGTTAGCTGATAGTATCCAAGGTTTATTACTGTCAAAGATCAATCGCCAAACATCTGCGGCACTGAGCACATCACTAGTACCATTGGCCCAGTCAATGGTAATCTCTGTGCCAATCTCACCATTCATAACTGCGGTATATTCTAAACTACCAAATAAGTTTTCCCATGCGTCAGCAAAACTACTGCCTGCTGTTTGTTTCTCTTTAATATAGTGTTCAGTCATGGTCTGACGCAGTTGTCCAACGATAGTTTCTGGGCCCATGTTAAGCGCACGAATAGCTGAAGGATATAGTGAGTTGATGTCGATAGCACCAATGTAATCATGCATGCCTGCTTTAGGAGTAGCCACATACGCACCCGCCGCTTGTGTGTCAAACTGCTCATCACGGTTACGATTTGGAACAACCATACCTAATTGATGTGCTTCATTGATAATAGCCTGTTCAGTAACTGCTACAGCACCCATAGTAGTCTGTAGTAGCACTGTGTTGTCATGTGCTAGTTCATTGGCTAGATCTAAGAAACGTAGTTTTGTATCTAGTTTGTGTAACAATGCTGTGTCTTGTCTGTTATACTCAATAAACTTGGCAAAGTCTTTGTTATACAGTTGATCTAATGTGCCTTCATACTGTGTTTTACTTTCACCTAGTTCATATTCTGAGATGGCATCTAAACTATAACTATGACGTTCTTCATAGGTGTATTTGCGATACAGTTGCATATAGTCCATATGAACACGACCAATCAAATCAAACGTCAAGTTAGCCGCACCAAAGCGTTCAAACTCACGTTGTTTGGGAAATTGTCCCCATAAACAGAATCTGCGTGTGTCATCTTTGCTCAGCACACGATTGGTACGCTGTACCATGTAAGGAATATCAAAGCCTTCACTGTTCCAACCTGACAAGATGTCTGCATCATCAATCAAGTCTAAGAATGTTTTAAGCAGGTCTTCTTCACGTTCCATTAAGAAACAGTTGTCATACTGCTTACAGATCTCTTCAGCTGTTTCCCACGACATTGACTTGGGTGGAATAACCATGGTCACTAGTTTGTCTAGCCAATCGAGATATACTGACACTGCGGTAATGGGATTGAACGGATCTTCTGGACGACTGAATCCTCTGACCGGGTCAAAGTCAACCTCAATGTCAAAGAATGCTGTTTGTAGTTTAGGTGACTTCTGTCCTAGATAGTTTTCTTCAAGACAGCGGAACACAGGGTTGATATCACTTTCCCAGATGCGTTTGCCCGAATTGATTTTAACTTCTTTGTGGAACTCTTTACCTATGCGTGTGCTGAAACGTGACACAGGGGTATCATAGATAGTACGAAACTTACCACGGGGGTCATCGTAGTAAAACGTATAATTTGCGGGATATTCTTTGTATTCTCTTTGTCCATTTACACGCTCAACGATGTAAATGCGATCTTTTGTTCTATCGAACAATGCGTCTACGTAACTCATCTTTTTCCTTTTTGTGCGACTTCTAGCTCACACACACTCTTCATGCCCGGGTGGGCGTTTTATTAATTATACAGTAATCTTCCATAACCCACAAGATCAACTAAGAAAATAGTTAGGCTGGTCATGAATAATCCAAAACTTCCTCTGCTCAATGCTGAATACATACTGATCGCCAAACAGCAAAAGAACAAGGGATAAACGACCAAGAATGGCACATCAGGTACAGTTGCAGCAAATGTTACTACTACAACAATGTTTAGAAACCAATTAAAGACTTCTAAACACAATCTAACAGGATGACTGTACCAATCTCGCTTTACAAACTCAACGGTCTTGTGCCAGTCGATACGCATCAAAGCGTGCGACCAACTGTTTCAAGAATATCTGTAACTGTTTCGTGGTCTTGGTTAGTTTCACCAAATTTACTTTTTTGAGCAATTTTAATCGCTTTTTTCAAAATACTTGGCTTAATTTGTAGTTCTTCTGCTACTGCTTTTACAGTATCATTTAAGCCTGCACTCAAATCTTCTACTTCTTGTAATACAGCAATACCTTCGTTAACTAGTTGAGTTAGTTTAGCTTTTTGTTCACCTGAAAACATTTTTGATGCCATTTGTGGCTCTCCTTTATTGATAACATATTAAGTATACTGTATTTAATCTTAGTTGTCTACCATTAGATAAATATTTTTATGGAACAGAAAATCTACGATATAGCTAAACAAGTTAACGATATGACCCATTGGGGAGATACTCCTGTGGATCAAATACCATTATGGGAAGTCCGCGACATATTGTCAATGGATGGGCAATATAATCTTACTCCGCAAGAAAACGAACTAGTAGAGTTGATAGTTAAACGCACAATCAAAGAGATTCCTTATACGTGGAATGCAGATGAGCTGTCAATAATTGGAGAGGCAAAGATACAATATTTGCTACGTGCTAAAGGATATGATCTTAAATGCTTTGACTTAAATGTATTTCCTACAGCAAGTATAGAATTGGCGACACATCTTAGACCACCATCAACTATGCTTAAAATGAATTCAATGTTAACACGATTAACAAGTAAATTAACTGAGACTATTCTAAATACTGCTCTGAGAATAGGCAAGGACCTCCATTTTCTTGGGAATAGTTATGTTGTATATGGAACGTACATAGGTTTAATTTATGCATTGATAGTTGCTCCCTGGTACCTGTTTTTAGTTGCATTGCTAGTAGGATGGGCAATTTGTAATTGTACTACTATGACAATACATGAAGATTGGGTACATGATTTAATAATTCCAAGAAATAGATTTTTTGCATTTATTCTTAATTATATTGGATATGTTTTATGGGGGGTGAAACGATCACAATGGAGGTATCGCCACATCGATCATCACAAGGTGTGGAAAACTTCAATTGATCCTTATATAACATGGAAAGGATTTTCGGGATGGTATATATCACTTACTACTCTACCATTGGACGGATTGGAAAGTAAACGCTTGTTAGCAGATCCAGCATTTATAGAATACAGTCGTAAATATAACGAGGGGTTTCTTGAATATTATCCAAAGTATTTGAATTCATTGACTCCCGAAAGTCAATTCTTAGAAAAATATGAAACAATCATATTACTACTAACCCATGTAATATTCTTCTTTGCATTTGGTGCAGTTAATTACGTATATTTTTTATTACTACAATGTTATCTTTTCAGGAGATATATTATTGTATTTGATGAAATAGTCACACATTTTAATGACTTATCACGTGAAGAAGAAACAGATCAGACGCATTGGTTCCCAATTTGTTGTGGCACAGCATATCACACCACACACCATTATAATCCAACTATGGTAGTATTAGGCCCGGGCTGGATAAAATACGTTAATATACAATATTATTTTACTAGATTGTTTTATAAGCTAGCACCAGGTGCTAGATTCAGCTGATCCTGCACTTGCGTAGAACTTTGGTAGCAGTTTGGAATTGATAAGCTAGATCATCGTATAGATCTTCAGGTGGACGTTCAGCATAGGCACGTGATATATAGGCCATCTGCCCCATGTCAGCATAGTATATTTCAGTAGGCCAACGATGTTTACCCCATTCCATGCTGTTGATTAACAAGCATTCATCACCAATATTTTTCAGCATTTCTTTTTTGGCTTTAACTGGGAGATTAACACTGGTCAGTAGTTTAACTCCTACCGGAACAGTGTTGACTAAAGGTTTGTCTAGATAGTGTGCGAATAAGTGTACTACGTAGGCTTCTATTTCATGTGCCAAATTAATTGTTAGTTCGCATTCAGCTCTGCGAACGATATCATACGACTCTCTAACGTAGATATCCCAATTGGTCATAGTTGATCAGCAGTTCCAGCGACGACGTGCTTTACAAATTGCCTTGTCAGGAGTCTTAGCACAGCTGATGTTATGCATGTTCATTTGACCTTTAGATCGACTGCAATAGCTCTTACGGCGTTTACTTGCTTTACTGCCTTTTTTAAGTTTGCTAGGCTTAGTTGTAACGGCAGTCTTTAACTTACTACCTGGATTTTCACGACGATAAGATGCTACGGCTTTCTTGCTCATGCCGTCTGTTTTGTCTCGCTTGTTGACCTTTTGCCAATCTTCGTTAACAGGTTCTTGAGTAACAGCAAACACGTATAATTCGTCTTCTGTAAGTGATTCTAAATCTTCCCAAATAACTTCTGCATCAACTTGATTACGTTCAGCAAGATCCTCAATGATAGATTCGATGAGATTAAACTCTTCTTCTAGTTCTACACTTTCAGCTGGCACGCAGTTGTTCACACGCACTCCACCTTTGACCTTAGTCTTAGGATTACCAATCTTTTTACCTTTCCAGCACTTAGGATCTAAGCGTTGGCTAGTTGCTTTTGCTTCTGATAAGATTTCATTAATTTTCATTTCTTTTTCCCTCTACGCATATTTATCTGCCAACGAGCTAGTTGTCCTTTACGTCCTGGTGCTTTAGCCGCACGTTCTAACTGTGATATTGTGGCACCTTTGGGTATACCGTGGCGTTGACTGTCACCAGGCTTCCCAGGACCTTTACCATCTGCAAAGTTTTCACCTAGGACCCAAGTATCAGGGATTTCACCGTAACGTTCAGTCCATAGGTCATGTAGTTTCTGTCCACTGATGTTATATGTTTGTGCTATGCGTGTCATGATCTTATCGATCTTATCGTAAGCGACTTTGGCATCAGCATTCTTTAATTCTGTTTTGCGTTTTGTTAATGCGGCTTTTAGTTCAGGTACAGCATTCTTAGCATCACAGTGTTTGCCTTCGGTGATAGGACCACCTTCTATCCACGCATCACAGGTGCGTTTACTTGCACACTTGAATTTTAAGAATTTGCAATAACCTAGTTGGCCAGCATCTACTGCGTCCATGGCGCTTGATCCTGGTTCTGATCCTATACCTTTGGCTATACAGGCCTGCATGTCTTTAGATACATCAAAAGCTCCGCAGTTACCACAACGATTCTGTTTAACAGAATCTATGTCAGTGGTATTCCATTTGTCTGCTAGTTCTTGCCAATATTCGTCGTTAGGTAGATTGGGATTAAGCGGACCGTAGTGATATTCATCTATGGCTTTTTGGCGATTTTTTAGATTAAGTGTGATATCTTGTGTTGCTGGCGGACACCCTTCTTCTGCTTCGTTGGTATTTTTCTTACGTCCAGCACAGTGTGCCTTTTGGCTGAAACCTTTAGGGTTACTACAGTTGATACTCTTTTTGTATTTTTGGCTCCACTCTTCGACTACGATAGGGTTAAGACTCAGATATTTTGGGAACTTTTTATTAAACTCACGCATGACCACGCCAGCTTGGGCATTGGCATCATTTTCAGCTGGACTACCTGTGTGCCAACTATCTGCATCTAGTTCATCACGCTCTCCCTGGGCATAGTGCGCCATTTCGTGTGCTAGTGTACGCAATATATCATTTGGGTGTCGATTGTTGATCACACAGTAGACTACTTTTTCTTCGTTGGTAAAGCGACCAAAGGTAGGTACATTAGTAGTACCTAATTCTTTCTTTAGTTTGATCTTAGGTAACTGCTTTAATTCTAATACTTCGAGTGCCACAGGTAAGAAATCACGCAGGGCTTGAATAAACTCTGGCTCTTTATTATAATCTTCAAATAAGTCTATGGTCAGCATTATATATTTATATACCTACTACGTTGATCTTTAGCCAATCTTCAGGGATAGTATCAAAATCTCTTGGGAAAAATGTGCGAGCTTTGCTGATGGCTTGTTCTTTATTAGTTGCCCATACTCGACGGACGGGCATATCACGGCCTGTTCTTTGGCGATATAACTCTGCCGGGTAGATAAATCTATCGCCGTCGCTTACTGGATCCGGATTAAATGCCTGTTGCGCTATGGTAAATTCATACTTCATAGCACCTTCATCTGGCACAGCATCAATCATGTTGGCTGGGCGTTCTGGATTTACATAAGCCCAACGTTCCACAGCATTAGTGCGGCTGTCTGCTGCTACCACAGTGAATAAGTCTGGGTTTTGGACATCATAGATACGCCAGTTATGTCCAGCCACACCCGTAGTTGATTGTGATTGATTATTGATTCTTGTTACGTGTATGCTACCATTTTCAAGTCCATACTCTTGTTCCATGTTGCGTGCTGTTTGTAATGCTACCTCTCTGGTGACATTATTCATCCTGGTATCTATACTGCGATTGCTGTTTACCAGTTGATAATTACCCGTGGCATTACCATCAACAGTCACACCTCCACCCTCACTACCACGTATGCGATCATCAAGATCGCTATAGTAACTATCATCGGGCTTTTCATCTGCCATTGGTGTTGCTACTAAATAGATAGGATCTAGGCCCCAGGACTTGGCAACATCTTTGACTGCATCATAGGCAGTATCAGCAAACACTGCCATGCCGCCCCCACGAGTATCACCACGACGTCTGACCATCCAATAAGGACGGCTTTCATTGTCTGGCTTTTTCTTCTTGGCTTTGCGTGCTTCACGTTCTGCTTGTATGGTTTGTATGATATAGCTTCTTGTTTCTTTATCAGCAGTTTGGAATTTAGCGACATAGTCTTTGAACTTGACTAGGTCATCTTGCTCGCCAGCATCATTTAGCACCTTGTATAGGCGTTTTTGATATTCTTTCTTATACATGTTTTCATCTGTGGCGATGCGTAAGGCCAGGGCCATGCGTAATGCTGTATTGGTTAATTTTTCTACAGGATCATCTAGGTAGTTGCCACCTGGACTGCGGAATTCAATATAACCTTCTTTGGTGTTGATACTGGTATATTTGCTGGTATAACCTGTGTGTATGATCTTACTTGCGGCTAGGGTCAGGCCTTCTTTCATCTTGTTCATCACAGCTTTGAGCTCGTCGCCTTTCATCTGCTGGACTTTATTGCCAATCTTCTTATAAGCACCATCGCAGTAGTGATTGCTGAGTCGATCAAACTGCTCTAACACAT